AGGACTCAATACAACAGGCTCAAGCAGTAGTAGATAGTGCTACTGTGGCTATTACAAATGTTGAATCTGCTACTGTTTTGGTAAATACCGCAATAACTGAAAAAAATGTAGCCCTATCTAATTTAGAAACAGCAACAGCACTAGTAAATACACAAACATTAATAGTAGCATCTGATAATGCAACAGTTTTATCTGCACAGGCAGCAGTTGATTCTTCAGCAGTAGAAACAACAACTAATGGGGTAAAGGTAACTACTTACGCATCTCCTGGAGGTGCATCACCAGTTTTGCCATCAGAAAATGCTACACCACTCTCTACTACTACAGTCCCATATGTTATACATCAATTCGGTGGAGGACAGATTTTTAACTCTGGACGGGTAGACAATGTAATTGTTAAATTTGAAGGAACTATCACTGTTCCAGAAGAAGCAGTAGCAGTAAAATATGTCATACTTTCAGACGACGGTGCAAAGATGTATGTAGACGGACAACTTGCAATAAATGAATGGATTGACAAAGGTGCGGGATGGAGTCAATATTCTCCAACTTATAATACTGCTACAAACAAACAACATGATTTTGTAATCTGGTATTATGAAAATGGTGGAGGAGCAAGTGTAGTCTTAGGATACGGAATAACAAGGGCTGATGGGACTGGATACTTTACTAGTCCAACACAAACAGCATTTGCAACTACAGTAGTAACAAGAGATCCAGTTTTAGTTCAAGCATTAACTGATGCTCAGAATACACTTACCACAGACACTGGAATACTAAACACATATATTTCGCAAAACACTGCAGCAGAAGGTCTTGTAACTCAAAAAAATCAAGCAGCAGAAACAGCATTGTCTAATTTAATATCTTCAAACAATGCCATGACTCAATCTTTATCTGCAGTTAATTCCGCAATTTCAAATATGAATTCTGCAATTTCGGCAGCAGATGCTGTAGTAGATAATAAATTAGCAGAAGAAGAGGCATCAAGGCAAGAAGCCATAAGAGTAGAGCAAGCAAGACTTGCTGCAATAGCAGAAGCAAATGCTAGAGCAGCAGAAGCAGCAGCAGCACAGGCTGCAGAAGAGGCTAGGATTGCAGAAGAAGCAGCAGCACAAGCAGAGGCAGACAGAATTGCAGCAGAAGAGGCAGCAGCAATAGCCCAAGAAGAGGCTGAAAAGGCTGAGGCTGATCGTATAGCAGCAGAAGAAGAGGCAGCAAGAGCCCAGGCAGAAGCGGAAGCCCAGGCAGAAGCAGATGCATTAGCAGAGGCTGAAAGATTAGAAGCAGAAGCCGAAGCAATAATACAGGCTGAAAAAGATGCAATTGCGGAAGCAGAAAGATTAGAGGCAGAAGAAGAGGCTGCTAGACAAGAAGAGGCAAATGAACTTGCAGAAGCAGAGGCTATAGCACAAGAAGAAGAGGACGCTATTGCAGAAGCAGCAGCGGAAGAGAAAGAATTAAAAGATATAATTGAAGATGCCAAAGATGGCAAAGAATTAACTAAAGAGCAAAAGGGCATTGTTGTAGCAGCATTGCTAGAAGATCTTAAGCCAGGAGAATCACTATCAGCATCTGATATAAAAGAGTCTGGGCTTTCATATTCAGATCTACCAGCCTCTACACCAATTGAATTAAGAACATCAGAGTCTGGAGAAGTTCTAATAATTACTGCAGAGGTTGCTGCAAATGTAGAGTTAGTTCAAGATCCAGGTGCATTATTAGATGCGGTATTTACTGACCCATCAGCAGCCTTGGCTGCATTTGCAAGTATTGGAGCAGATATGACTACAGGTGAAAGAGAAGAAGCAACAGACATGGTTATTGCTACAGTAGTTGCAGCGGGAGCAGCAATTAACGCAGCAGCGGTTGCCACAGGTGGAGGAACAGGAAGTGGTTCTGGCGGCGGAGGAAGTTCTGGTGGAGGCTCAGGAGCAAATTCACCAGGTTCAAGAGGAGGTAGAAAATGGTAAGAATAATAAAGAATATCCTAAAAGATATGGTAGACCAAGCATGGACCCTTCTTGGTATGTTCATTGCTTGGGTAGTTTTGGACGGTAGTGCAAAAACTATTGTTGGTTATGGAATCATGGCAACAACAGCACTATGGATAATAACTAGTCCAATTAGAAATAGAGAGGAGGACTAAATATGGCGATTAAAAAAATAGTAGAGGCCCCTAAAAAGGAGCATCCACAAAAAGCAATAACAAATATCTTAATGAGAATTGTTGCAGTTTTCGCAGCATCTGGTCTATCAGTACTTGGTGCTGGAGCGGTAGTGGGAATTGATACAGTTCAGGCAGTTATGCTTGCAGGGCTACTTGGAGTAGCAACAGTCATTGAAAGGCTGGCAAGGGCTTTTTTGGACGATGGAAAACTCACATTGGCAGAGATCAATGATGCGTTTAAGACGGTAGATAAAAAGGCTAATTAGTCATTATTGACGGTAGTTGACAGCCCTCTCTGGGCAATGGTATACTTGAGTATCACCTATCTGGAGAGGGCTTTAGCCATGACTTGTATTGCTGTAGTAAAACACGAAGATAAAATTTATATGGCTGGAGACCGTGGTGCTTCAGATGATGGAACTATTCTAGCCCTATCTGCTCCAAAGGTTTGGAAGATAGGACCCTACTTAATTGGGTATGCTGGTTCGATGGACGGAGAAAGAATCCGTTATAATTTTAAGCCAACACCACCCAACATTAAAGATACGGATAAGTTTATGCAAACAAGGTTTGTTAAAGAACTTCGTGAATTTTATAATGAGTTTTGGGTTGACACATCAAAAGATGGTGATCTTGGTTTAATAATTGCAGTCCGTGGAGAAATTTATGAACATAGTTCTGCAGATATGTCTTTATCTAAATATACGCTGCCATATCTTGCTATGGGGTCTGGTGCTGAGTATGCTTATGGAGTTTTATATGCAACAGATAAACAAAAAAATGCAAGAAATAGAGTTATGCAAGCAGTTAATGCAGCAATTAAATTTAATCCATCATGTATGGGCCCAGTTGACATCATTAGCCTTTAGGAGTATACTTTAATTATGAGCGAAGAGTTTGAAGAAATTTTAAAAGATATGCAAAATACTGAATCAAACTTTGATGAGTTTGAAATTTGGCTTGAAAATGGAATTGAGAGGGGCTGGATAACAGAACCTTTTTGCAACACTCATGAAGGTGATCCGTATATGAGTCCAGAAGAAGAACAAGAATGGGAAGAAGGCGGAGATCCTTGTATGGTTGTATTTAAAATCAAAGAATTTTAAGAATAAAGTACTATGATATAATGATATATATAACAAAGGGAGGCCATTTATGGCAGCAAAAGGTTCACTAGAAGCAATCATTGAAATTGCAAAGAAAGAAATTGGAACTATTGAAGGTCCAAAAGATAATGAAACAAAGTATGGTAAGTGGAGTGGTGCAAACTTTCAAGCATGGTGCCAGTCATTTGTTTCATGGTGTGCGTTTACATCAGGACTAGATCCAAAAAAGTATCCAAAGACTGCTTCAACTATAGCAGCATCAGACTGGTTTAAGAAAAATAATCGATGGGCAGATGCTCGTAATGATGAACCAACACCAGGGGACTGGATCTTCTTTGATTTCCCAGATGATGGTGTAAATCGCATTTCACATGTTGGTATTTGTATTAAGAATAATGGTGATGGAACAATTCAAGTTATTGAAGGAAATACATCTGGCACTGCAAAGGGAGACCAACGCAATGGAGGAATGTGCGTAGAAAAAACTCGTGGTTATGTTAAGAACAATAAGAAGAAGTTAATTAATGCAGTAGTTGGTTGGGGTCGTCCAGTATATACTGGAGAAGAAAATGCTCCACTACTGTCAAAGGTTACTGCATCTATTCCTACTGCTTCTTCTGTACCTGTAGCAAAAAAGGCTGCTAGCCCATTTAAGCCACTAAAAGAAGGATCAAGTGGTCCAGCAGTAAAAACTGTTCAAGATATTTTGGGTATTAATGCTGATGGAAAGTTTGGTCCAGCAACTTCAAAAGAAGTAAAGAAGTTTCAAAAAGAAAATAAACTTACAATTACTGGTGTTGTTGATCAGGCTACAATGAAAGCATTGAAATCTAAATGAGCGACACAACAAGAAAAACTTTACTTAAAACATTAAGTTGGGAAACATTTCACTTAGTTGGAGTGGCTGGAGTAATTTATATATTCACTGGCGAATGGGAATATGCAAGCCTTGGAGCACTAATTTATATTGGTTGGGAAGCACTTGGATACTTTTTACACGAAAGAGTTTGGGCAAAGTTTGGGAAAGGAATAAACTAATGCGTATTAGAATTATTAGATTTGTTGTTAAGGCATTGGGCTATGAGTGGGGCGGAGACTCACTAAAGGCTCCAGTATGGACAGTAAAACAAAAGAAAAAGTAAGAATGCAAAACAAACCTTTTGTCATAAAACCAACTAAAATTTTAGCAGGTGCAGTTGCAATATATGAAAATGTTTGGGATAACCATAAAGAAACTATTGACTGTGCTGAATCAGTCACCCTGGATTTAAAAAGTGGGATTACGTTTGTTCCATCACAAACATCAAAGGATACTGCAACTGGTGACCCGTTTGAGCAATCAATAAGAACCAATTATTGCTTAGATCTTATCCCAGCATCAAAAATAAGCACAGACATAAAAATAATAACAGATCAATATTCAAAACTTATTTTTGAAACTTTAAAAGGATATATAGATATTTTTGATATTCACGAATCAATTAAAGTTTCAGAAGATTTTGGATTATTAAAATATAGTAGCGGTGAATATTATCATTCACATTATGATGGTGGAACCGAAAGTGGAAGAAGTGTGTCAGCAATACTATATTTAAATGATGACTATCAAGGTGGAGAAATAGAGTTCGCCAACTTTAATTTAACGATTAAGCCTAAAGCGGGAACATTTATTTTATTTCCATCAAACTATGCTTATACTCACACGGCTAAGCCTATTTTATCAGGGACTAAGTATGCAATAGTTACATGGTTGCACGATAGATGAATATGATACATGAAAAAATATTTTCTGTAGAAGAGTTTTTATTTCCAGAAACATGCGAAATGTTAGTTTCTATTTTTTCTAACTCAGTTATTGAGTCAGACATACCAGGAATCTATGGTGGTCCTGGAAGAGGAGAAAATGACAAAGCATCAGATATATCTGGCCTTGAAAAAATAAAACAAAAGAGTCCAGATGAAAGATATAATATTGGTATAGATATCTTCACTGGCATTTGTTCAAATATTGAAAAAACATCTTCTATTCTTTTTAAGAAAGACCTTGTTTTAAAATCTTATTTTTACAGTCACATGAAGTCTGGTGGTAAGAATCCACTGCATATAGATAATCATTCAGAAGAGTATATGGGAGACCACTCAGTCATCTTATATCTTAATAAATCTTATACTGGAGGCATGTTAAATTTTCCAAAACAAGGTATAAAATTAAAACCAGAGCCTGGGACATTGATTGCTTTTATTGGAACAGAAGATCTTGAGCACGAGGTTGAAGAGGTTCTTGATGGTGATAGAGTTAATATTATATGTTTTTTAACTGAAAGGAATAAGTAATTGGCTATATATGAATATAATTGTGAAAAATGCAATAAAATAGTAAATAAGCAAAGATCTATTATGGATAAGGATCCAGGATATAACTGTGAAACTTGCAATTCTGAACTGACTCGTGTATACTCTAATGTAGGAGTTGTTTTTAATGGCTCTGGATATTATTCCACCGACAACAGAAAGAAGTAGTATAATGTTTACGATGCTAAAAGATGAAGTAAAAACAGAATGGCAACTATCCCCTCATGATCGATGTGACAGGTGTAGTGCTGAGGCGCTTGTAAAAGTTACTGGTTTGGCTGGAGATTTATTTTTCTGTGGTCACCATTATAATAAAGCAATGTCAAGTCCAGATGGATACAACAGCATGATGTCCTTTATGATTAGTATTATTGATGAACGAAAAAAATTGGCGGTATAAATAATGTATGAATACTATGTAAGAAAAGTAGAGAATGTTGTAGATGGAGATACCATTGATGTTCTTATTGATTTAGGGTTTGATATCCTGTTTGCATCCCGTGTGAGATTGGCTGGTATTGATACCCCTGAATCACGCACAAAGGATCTTGCAGAGAAGGCTCTAGGTCTAGAGGCTAAGGAGTATTTAAAGAAGTCTCTAAAGGATGCCAAGTCTGTAGTAATTAAGACTGAGAAGATGGATTCATCTGAAAAATATGGTCGCATTTTAGGCTGGGTATATATTAATGGAGATACTGTATCTCTTAATGACATGATGATCAACGACGGTTATGCTTGGGGTTATCTTGGTGATACCAAAGTAAAAGATTTTGAAGCGCTTGCAAAGGCTAGAAAGAAGTCTGGAAAATGAGACATGTACTTTATTTTACAGCAGAGTGGTGTAATCCATGTACTAGAGTTAAGCCAATAGTTGAAGAAATTAACAAGACTAGTATTACTAAATTTATTCTTGTAGATGCCGACGAAAATACACAGTTGGTTGAAGATTTCGGAATCAAATCTATACCAACCTACATTTTAATTGAAGATGGTAAAGAAATTAAAAGAATGAGCAGCACAAAAACAAAGCAAGAGTTTTTAGATTTTATTGGAGAATAATGAATCTTAAAAATGATGCAATGATTGAGCATTTAATAAATCAGGGTGCAGTTAAAATTCACTCTATTGATTCTGATGGACAACTACTTTATAAAATAACAGATAAGTTAAAGCAAGTAAATCCAGATCTGTACGAAAAGTTGAAGGTTCAGTATGAGGACCACATGTTTAAGTTAGTGGATAAAGGTCCAGTTACAATGGTTTGGAAATTAAATGGATGAATATAAGATAGTTGAAGATTTAATTTTAAATGGCTCGCTTGAGGTTTCTGGTGTAGATATTAATACTGGAGAACTTTTATATAGTTTTACTGAAGTACTAAAAGAACTAGATCCAGAACTTCATAGTAAAATAAACAACTTTTTTTATAAAGAAATCATGGAACTTTGGGAAAAAGGTTTTGTTGAAATTTCATTTTTAGAAGAAGAGCCAACTGTTACCATTGCAAAAAAGGCTTATGACTCTAATAGTATAAGCAAACTTAGCAAAGACAATCAAGAAAGCCTAGATCAAATAAAAAGGATAGCAAATGAATCGTAGCATATTAGAAAAAAATATCTATCTATATGAAGATGTTTTAGAAAACCCTGCACAACTAATTAAAGATATTGAGTTATTAGACTCACTTGATGAAGAGTCTTCAATCAGCAAGTGGAAAGAGTGGATTGCTTATCAATCAGACTATGCATTTGGATCTCAAAAAAGAATACTAGATACTATTTTTGATGACTCCATGCCACACTATTTTGCAGCATTGAGTATTTATAATAGAATAAATAGTTCAATAGTTAAAGTCTCTAATGATTATGCATCAATGCATGATGATTTAGACATTGGCTTTCTTACTCCATTGTCAATAAGTAAGTATTTTGTTGGCAAGTCTATGGGACCACATGTAGATTCACATGACGATGATCCACTAAAAACAATATCTGTGGTGCTTTATTTAAATGATGATTATACTGGTGGAGAAATTAATTTCCCTGAACAAGATATAAAAATAAAAGCAAAGGCTGGATCTATTGTAGTATTTCCATCGAAGAAGCCATACTTTCATGAATCAAAAGAAATACTTTCTGGAACAAAATATATGACTCCAGGATTTTGGCAGTTAATGCATAAGGAATAACATGAAATATTTAACTGGTTCTTTAATAACAATCATGGGTATATATTTTGCCTTAAGATTTTTAAAGGATGAGTTGCCAAGAAAAACTAAAGAAATTATTTATACTCAAAGTCACATATATGAAATAATAAAACCATTGTTACCATATGTAGAATTTTCTAATAATAAAAAAATAGTAAGTCAATCCTATTTATATGAGGAAAAAACAAGGGTAAGAGTAATAATATTAGACAGACAGGCCTACTGGATTAAAGATAATCTTTTCTATACGGCAGATGTAAATAATAATGTTATAGAAAAAGATACGGCACATGTAGTTGACACAATGAGCATGGATAAGGTACAATTAGATAAGATGTTATTTATAATGGATCAACTTAGAGATGGAGAAGAATATGATAGTGGGAGTACAGGGAACTAACGGATTTTCCAACTATAAAGTATTTTTGAGGTCTATGGCAGTAGCAATGTCTTCAATGAAAAATGAAGATAATACTTTATCAATTTATACCGCAGGCCCTTCAAATATAAATGATATGGTTTTAGAGTTTACCAACCTTTCAGAGCGTGGCTTTAAGTCTCGTGGTAAAAAGATTGGGATGTATAAAGTACCACCAAGTTGGATTCATGAAAATATGAAGGACTTTGATTATTTTGCATTTTTAAATAATGAAAATGAAAACTATTCTAAACTTGTAACAGAAGCAAAAAATCTAGGTGTCGAACACGGCATCTTTCAATACTAAAGAGGATAAAAATTATGCAAATTAAATCATTAAACCAAATGGAAAAAATTGTTGAAAACAACAAATCATTAAGTTGGGATGGATGGACAGTAATTGCTAGAGAAAAAACAGAAAAGGGAAAAACTTCTCAGTATGGCGCACTAGTAAACGGGTCTTGGTATATTCAAAAACGATACGAACCTGCTAGAACTGGCTGGGAAATTCCTAATAAGTTTGCGGGTTAACATGCCTAAAGATTTGTGGAAAGATGATGCTGCTTGCTTTGAATATGATACAAACATATTCTTTGATAAGTATGAAGAAGATCAAGATTTAAGGCTAGCCGTTGATCAAGTATGCCTTGGATGCAAAGTTTCTAAAACATGTTTTGCTGTTGGAATTTCTCAAAAAGAATGGGGAGTTTGGGGTGGTGTATTTTTAGAGTCTGGATCTATATCAAAAGAATTTAATAATCATAAGAGTAAACAAGACTGGGCCAATACTTGGCAGAAACTAACAATGGAGTAATAATAAATGGAACAATGGATGAACGAATATGCTTCCTGGACTCTTGCACTCAGTGGAGTGGCAGCAATTTACTTTGTTGGAAGAAAACAAATATGGGCATGGATATGGGCTACTTGTAATGAGGCTATGTGGATATTCTACGCAATAACCACTAAACAATATGGATTTATATTTGCTGCTATTGCCTATTCAATTGTTTATATTAAGTCATATTTGCGTTGGAAAAGAGAAGAATAATGTATACAGATCAAATGAAAATGGCTTTTCATTCAATTCGTGCACCTAAAAACTTTTCACTTCAAATTATTGACAATGAACACTTTTTAACAGTTAAAGCAAGTGAAAAACAGTTTATGACTCTTGTGGATGAAGAAAAACGTAGTGCTGTAGAGTATATGGTAAGAGTAAAAAAGGCTTTAGAAGAAAATGGGGCAATTGTGCTGCTTGTTCGTGAGGGCGGTAAAGATGAACAGTGAGTCAGAGATAATTTTTGATAATGAGTTTCCAATAGAAAAAGAAGGTATGTGTAATGTCTGTGTATACAATGACTGAGGTTATCGTTTTTATTATTTTTATATTTTCTTTTACACTTCTAACATTTGATAATGTAAGGCTTAGAATAAAAAATACAGATATTAAGAAAAAAACAATTTCTTTAGCCATTCAGTCTGTTATTGTTTCTGAAAGGCTTGAAAAAGAACTTCAAGTAAAGCAAAACTCTTTACCAGAAAATAATGAAGGATTTTTGAAGTTTGTTTCACAGTCAAGGGACTGGGCTTTTGATTATATTGAAGAAGTTCAATCTGGTCTAAAAGAATTTATTGACGAAGTAAAGCCAGAAATAGAGTATTTTGATGAGTATGGGATTGTTGGTTCAGCCTATCCACACTATTATTCAATGAAAAAAATATCTGAATCATATAAAAAATTGAGTACACTTCTTCCAGAGGACTATGGTAAAATATAAGAGTGATAAAACTAAAAAATCCCAAAGATTTAATCTACTCTGCATTTCAGGTATGTGAAATAGAAGATTGCAAAAGAGAGTCTGAAAAAGTTTGGGCTTCATCAGAGACAAGAATTATAGATATCTGTCAAGAACATTTTGATCAAATTGAACTAGAAAGAGAAATAATATGAAAGATATAATTTTATCAACACTAACAGGTTTTGGATGTGGCATAGTATTTGCTGCATTCAAATTGCCAGTACCAGCACCACCAGTTTTTGCGGGAGTCGCAGGAATTATTGGTTTATGGATTGGTTTTACAGTACTAACAAAAATGATATCATAGGAGAAAAAATGAACGAACAAATTAAAGCAGCACTAGCATCATACGGTAGATCAGTTCTTGGAGCAGCAACAGCGTTGTATGCATCTGGAGTAACAGATCCAAAGACACTATCATACGCACTACTTGGAGCCATTGTGCCAGTAGCACTAAGAGCAGTCAATCCTAACGATGCATCATTTGGTAGATTGCCAGATGTTGCCGAAGTTGATGCTGCACTAAAGAATGCTAAGGTAGTTAAGAAAGCACCTGCTAAGAAAGCACCTGCTAAGAAGGCACCTGCTAAGAAGGCAGCAGCAAAGCCAGTAACTCCTGGCCCATCTGTAATGCCACAGTAATATAAACTGTTTCAAATAGAATCACAGGGTAGTCATTAGACTGCTCTGTTTTTCTATGTTATAATATATGTGTATTGCCTTCGGGGATACAAATAACTTATTCGCTTGAAAGGGGAATAAAAATGGTAACAAACTTTGCAATGGATCTATTCAATGATCCTTTTTTTATTGGCTTTAACAGAGAGTTAGGCCGTTTAAATACAGCACATAAGACAAACTCACAATCATATCCACCATATGATCTTCTTAAGTTAGACGAAGATACATATAGGCTATCTATTGCAATCGCAGGATTCTCAAAAGAAAACATTGATGTATCAGTAGATAATGGAACACTCATCATTAAGGGTGAAATTATTGAGGTAACCGATGCTGAAGTTGTTCATAAGGGTATTGCAGGTCGTAAATTTACACGATCATTTGCTCTTGGTGAATACATGGAGGTTACTGGTGCCGATCTAAAGGATGGAATGCTCAATATTAGTATTGATCGCATTGTTCCTGAAGAGAAGAAACCAAAAACAATTAAAATCAAGTAGTACAATATAGATAGTCCCTACACAGGACCTTAGTGATGGATTAGTTACCCATTGGATAGAGACCGTGGCGCAAGTCAGGTGAATTGCCTGTGTAGGGCTTAATATTTTGCGGTATAATAAATACAATGACTGGCAAAGAGTTAGACCATTATAATAAGCAGGAGTTAAAAAAGAGGCTTGCTGCTATTAAAGAAGAGTCTGGATGCTTTGACTGTGGAATTAGCAATCATATAATTTTAGACTTTGATCACCTTAGAGATAAAAAATACAATATATCTAGAATGATTCATGATGGATTCTCCTGGAAGGCCATTAAAAAAGAGATAGAAAAGTGTCAGGTGGTTTGTGCCAATTGCCATAGGATAAGGACTCATAATAGGTTTATTGGTCTTATAGCATGATATAATGGTTGCATGCCATATAAAGTCGGTGAAAAAGGAAGTTACGGTTGCTCTGGATACCCTGCAGTAAAAGAGGGCGGAGAAGTAATGGGTTGCCACAAGACACGTTCTGAAGCAGCAGCACAGATATATGCAATTAACATTAGTGAAGGAAATATAGGTAAAGCAATGCCAAATCTTAAAGAAGGCGATTTCGCCATGACAGCACATGGATCTGATGAAGAGGTCCATATTGGTCAGGTAATTCATGTCATGCGTGATGGTATGCTTGGTGTTCCAGGTGGAGAGTACACATTGGAAGCATCTGCTGAAAATCCAGCGGTATTGATTCAACTATTTGAACAAGAAGAAAATGGTTATTGGGAAGCAACAAACCTATATACAGGATGCATGATGTCGTTAATGATTGCAATTGATCCACTACCACAAGAACCAGAAGATAGTGAAGTTGCAATGGCTATGTATGATGCATCAATTGGTAAAGCAGATGACTCTATGATGCCAACAGATACATATCAGGGCTGTGGTTGCGAAACATGTAAAGAATTAAATGTAAGTTGTGAAAACTGTCCTGTTTGTCAATCAGAAGGAATGAAGAGTGACTGCTGTCCAGATATAAATAAGAAGGCACCATGTTGGGATGGATACGTGCAACGTGGAATGAAGCCTGGAGATAATGGAGTAATGGTTCCTAACTGTGTTCCAGCAGCAAAAGCAGATGATCTTTTTGAAGATGACGATACAGTTGAATACGATACAGAAACAGTATCAAAGGCAGAAGGATATTCTCCACCAGAAGGAGCAAGATCTGCTGCTCGTAGAGCAATTAAATTTAAAGAAGACGGTAAAGCAACAGGTGCTGGAACTGTGGTTGGTTGGACTCGTGCAGGACAACTTGCAAGAGGAGAAACAATCTCTCTTAGTACTGTTAAAAGAATGTATTCATACTTCTCACGACACGAAGTAGATAAAAAAGGAAAAGACTGGGGCAATACAGCAAACCCATCTAATGGCTACATCATGTGGCTTGCTTGGGGTGGAGATGCAGGATTCTCATGGTCAAGAGGAATTGTAAACAGACAAAAGGATAAAGCACTATTCTCTGATTTTGGTAAAGACTATACAAGATCAACTACTAATACTTTTAGAACGGAAAAGTAATGCCAAAGAAAAAAGCAGGAGCATTCAATCCTATTCAAATTAAAGATGGATGGATTGTTCGCCTATATAAAGATGGACGAATTAAGTCTAAGATTGAGCCTTATTTAGTTAATCACAAACCTTTATCAAAGTAATTTAATACTTATTGTTTTCGTAGAAGTCTGTTACCTTAATAAAACTCACAAGAACATATCTAATTGGGCCAGTTCCAACTGGCTTGACCCCATGTTCAAACTCATCAGTTCCTGGAAACACTATCAAAGTTCCAGTTTTTGGTTTTAGTTGTAAATCTTTATTAACAAAAAACAATTCTCCATCAGCATAGTCATCGTTCAAATATAATATTGCAGCATATCTAATTGATGGATCTGTATGCTGATCTGTATGTGCTGTTAACTTTGTTTCTGGTTGCATACGCTGAACACTTACCATACCTGTTACCGATAATTCACTTGAGTTTTTTTGTACTAAACTATTTAATCTTTCATATAGTCTTTTTTGTACAGCATTATCTTTTAGGTTATAAATTTTATCGTCCCAGCCAAGAGTTATTTCAAACTTTCCTTCTGCAACAAGATTATCAACATCATCTCTTCCAAACTTATCTAAACAAAAATTCTTCAAATTGGATATATATTCTTTTTTCCAATCATCCTCTGTTAAGCCATCAACTACTTTAAAAATCTCAGACAACTCTTCTTCAGAAATAAAATCTTTTACTTCTAAGACATTATCAATAATCTCATTAACTTCAAAGCCTGCCTCTTCAAACTCATCTTTTAGAAAAGCGGACATAGTGTTTTAATCTCCTTATATATTTGTTACTTATATTATAGCACCCTTAGAAGGATTCGAACCTCCGACCAAGCGGGTAGAAACCGCTGACTCTTCCTCTGAGTTATAAGGGTATAGATATAATTATACACATTGAATATCCTCAAGTCAAGCAAGTGCTATAATGAAATTATGGATTTTGTATATATGTGTAGGAGTGGATCAAATGAGGAACTTAAGTACTCTATTAGATCAGTCTATGCAAACGCTCCAGATCCCTCCATATGGCTTGTGGGTGGCAAACCAGACTGGTACAAAGGCAATCATATACCAGTAGCCCAGTCTGGAAATAAACATGAAAATGTAAGAAATAATCTAAGGACATTATGTAGTTCAGATAAGATATCTAATAGTTTTATATTAATGAATGATGATTTTTTTATAATAAATAAGATAAGCAGTGTTCCATATTTACATGGTGGATCGTTATCAAAAAAAGTACTATCCTATAAAGATATGTCTCCAACATCAAAATATACAAAACTTTTAGTTGATACAGAGAATAAATTAAGGGAGATGAATATCAATTCACCATTAGACTATGCCATACATGTTCCAATGCCAATAGAAAAAGACAAACTTTCTAAGGTTATCTATGATGATTTATCAGTAAGGACCATGTATGGAAATATATTTAATGTTGGTGGATCACAGATAGAGGATGTAAAGGTTTATGCTGACAGTTCACTGATTGAAAAATCCTATGACTATATAAATGGATATTCTAATTTTATATCAACAAATGATAATTCTTTTAATAAAGTATATGCAAATAAATTAAAGAATACTTTTAAAAATAAAAGCGAATGTGAAAAATAAAACATTTTAGAGCGGATGATCAGAATCGAACTGACCCCTTCTGCTTGGAAGGCAGAGGCACTACCAATATGCAACATCCGCAATGTTAGGGGGTATATTTCAACCCCCCAACAATTTATGGAAGAATCTGAAAAGATGTTCTAGTAATACTAGAAGCATTCCAAATGTTATTTTCTCCAATAGAAGCAGTAAGTGTACATACACCAGGAGCAATAAACTTAACTAGTTTATCAACAACTTGGCACGTTGTTGGAGTTACTGATGAAACTTGTGGATCAATTGTAAATCCAGTTACTGGAGCCTTTGATGATGCATAAAGGTATGCTCCCCATTTGATACCACCAGTTGCACTCCATGTAGCAATTGAGTAAGTCTTTGCAAATCCACTAAAACTAATAGACTGAGCAAACTTTGTCTGAATTGTTACTGAAAGTGTCGTTGCTGTTGGAACTACCTTTGGATACTGTAATGGATCAACAAATAATGTTGGACAAGCGTATGCATTTTTGTTGATTGTAATACCCAAAGATGCTGCATCACCTGCATCAACAGTTCTATTCCAGCATGTTGTTGTAGGGTTTCCACCACTCAAGAAAATAGGTGGCTTCATCTTGCTAACGCCTAAAGATCCTGTTGTTGAGATGTATGTCCATTTATCAGCAGAGTTACACCCATAAGCATTGCACGATGCTACATTAATTACATAAAGAGTGCTTGGCTTTAGTCCTGTTGCAGAAAATGTAGTATCAAGGGACACTGAATCAACTGCTACTACGCCTGGATCACCATTTACCTGAGATTCCCAAACATTTACACGGTATCCATAAATTGCTGCTCCACCATCATTTACATTTGGAACCCAAGCAATGTCTATAGATGTATCGGACTTAACCATAGCAAGTGGATTTTGAGGTGCGTAAGGAATTGAGGCAGCCTTAACAGTATTAGACTGAGCAGATGGCTGTCCAATACCACCAGTTGAATTAGCAACTACAGTAAAACTGTATGAATTATCATATCCTAAAGTTGCATTAGTAAAAGTACACTTATTATTTTTTGATCCACCAGCAGTACATGTTTTACCACCTGGCATTGCTGTAACAGTATAACTAGTGATTCCCTTAATATCTGTTGGGTTTGTCCATCCAACTAAATATCCTAAATCTGCACGATAGTATGCGCTAACGCCAGTTACACTTCTTGTTTCTGCTGCATGAGCAGGCGCAATGTTTAAAGATAATGCAATTAAAAACAGTACTGATACAAACTTTTTCATTTTTTCTCTTTCTCTAGTAGTTATATTCTAAGTATACAGGTTGCATACCTAACTGTCAAGTAGCCCCAACGGGAATCGAACCCGTCCTTTTGCCGTGAAAGGGCAATGTCCTAACCGATAGACGATG